CACCAATATTGTATTTGGTCTCCAAAATCCAATCTCCCTTGTCCTTATAGGCAAGGACTTTAATTTGGTTCAAAGGTGCAATATCTTGAATCTTACTCACATCCACAATAGTAATCAGACCCCAATCTGCAAGAAGTTGAGCAATACGATTACGACGTTGAACATCATTTACGGTTAGATTAGCGTGTTTGCCATCCAGTGCGAAAAGTTCTTTAAAATGCACAAGGAAATAACGACCTTGTTTGTGAAGAATATGACAAGACTGATAGATTTTCTTTTCCTTTCTTGAAGCAACTCCGATGCGAGTCAAAGTCTCACGAACCTTTAAAAAATCATCAGGTTCATTAAGAATCACTTCCACCATTTGATCGGGCGTCCACTTTACTTCAGGTTCTTGAACGACACTCATTTTGTTCCTCCAGTTTCAAATTTCGATTTTATAAAAGTAAGTTGTTCTTTTGTAAGAATCCTCAAAGCCTGTTTTGCCTTTTCATTACTATAACCATAGTAACGTTTAACATAATCAAGATCTTTGATTGTATCTTTACGGAGCCAGGGAGAATATCTCTTCTTTTTCCTCAGACTATTTATAAAAAAGTCATATTGCATCTTTTTCGGGAGGAATGAATACATATTCATTTCATTAGCAAACATAATACAATCAATTTCCCCAGAAAGACACCGATTGATAATATATGAATTGTATTCTTTCTCTAAAGATGGATCCTCATCAATTAGATTTTTCTTCGTTTGATTGATTGAATTTAACCAATCTTTAAGTTCAGTCATCAATCAAACCCTCTTTCTTCAATCTATCATAATTATAACATCCATCAAAACTAAATTGTATTTTAGGATCTTTGGTATAATTAAAAAGCAAGAGTTCTTTACGTTGTTTTTGCTCACGCATATATTCACCCACGGAACGCATCGTATAAGTCAAATCAAACTCAGCAGCATTCCATTTTCCACCTAAGAAACGATCTTTGACAAGTTGATCGGTATTATAACTTACCAACATATCCATATTGTTGGAATTGCAATCAGCAGCAAACTTATCGTGATCAAATCTTTTGTGCATTGATCCTTTATTCCCATAGAGATTATCCTTAATATCATAAGGAGGGTCGAGATACATAAAAGCACTCTTGTTTCCATCCATTAGATAATCATAGGAGTAATTAGTTATACGCCAATTAACAATTAACTTTGAATACTCAGGAAGTTTTTCAATACCTCTCAATGAGAAATTGCTATTTGATGCTTGTGGAGAAAAAGAAGAACTTTCGGTAAGACCACTAAAAGAACATTTGTTAACAATATAGAAAGCGACAGCACGATTAAGGTTCGTTTCAGATTCATCATTGATTTGCTCCTTTGATTTTAAGAAAAGTTCTCTTGCCAATTCTGGTGTACAATGTGCTAACTTCAGTCCACTAAGTTCATTCTTCAAATCATCTCCAAACATCTGGAGTTGCTGCCAGAAGTTTACCAGAGGTTCATAAAGATCATTTGCCCAAATATCTATACTAGGATACTTCTTTGTAATATAAATCGCAACGCTTCCGCCTCCTAAGAAAGGTTCACGGAATTCATCATAGTTGCGAAGGTCTGGAAAGTATGGGTCCATTTTAGTGACCGCTCTACTCTTACCACCGGGGTAACGAAGACAGGTTTTAAGAGATTTCATAATCAGGTTTGTTATACTTAAGATATTCAAAAAAAGTAAGTTTCATTTCTTTCTGCGTCATACCACAGTGCTTTGCTGCCTGTGGAAGATTCATTTTAGAATAAAAAAGTGCTTCATTTGCCTCCTTTACATTTTCAGGAGTCGTTTTAACTGGATTCTCCTTTAAGGATTTATAATCAATTTTATATAGATTCATCGAAACTCACACTCCACCATTATTTCAGTTAATGCTGCCAAAAGATTTATCTCCTGATCAACACAAAAAGCTGACTGATACTGATACTTAGCAATAATGAGAACAGCAGCAGGAATAGATTGGGCAAGTAAATAATCATAAGAAGCGTCATAAATCCTACGAAGTAAGACCGGAGCATCATTATCAAGGTTGGAGACCACCCACTTACGGACTTCTGTGAAATTCTTTTCTTTGAGATTCTTGATGAGTTCATTTACTGAAACGTCTGAGAAAGATGCAAGAATTCCAGTGTCAATTTTCCCACCAGTAGAATACCTTTGGCATTCATTAAGAACGCGACGAAAATCTGGAAAATGTTTTGAGACCAGTTCTGCAATGACCTTTTCATCATATTCAATTCTTTCCGTATCCAAGATCGTTTGGAGACGTTTGAAGAATGCTCCAGCAAGTTGTTGCTTCTGCTTCCCTTTGATTGTGAAGTCGATGACGGCACAACGGGAATGGAGGGGTTCAATAATTTTGTTCTTGTAGTTACAGGTGAAGATGAATCTGCAGTTATTATAAAACGTCTCAATATTTGCCCGCAATAAGAGTTGAACATCGGCGGTCGTGTTATCACTCTCATCCACAATGATGACTTTGTGCTTGTCATTTCCTTGAAGTGAGACGGTCGAAGCAAAGTTCTTTGCTTGGTTCCGTACAGTATCCAAGAAACGTCCTTCGTCGGATCCGTTAATGACATAATAATCTACTCCAAGTTCTTCACATAATGCTTTTGCTACTGTAGTTTTACCTACTCCTGGGGGTCCAGCAAGAAGGAGATTTGGGATTTCCCCCTTCTTAACAAAATCCAAAAATGTTTTTTTGATACCATCAGGAAGAATACAATCCTCAATTTTACGAGGACGATACTTTTCCACAAACAAAAAATCTTTACTCATTAATAAACCTCATTTAATACATTCCAAATACTTCGTTGGTTTTTGCCCATAATATCAGCAATCTTTCTTTGAGACAATCCTTGCTCTGAAAGATTTTTAATTTTTTGCTTTATACCATCATCCATTTGCAATCTTCCTTTTTTGGGTTCTGGTCTTCCCAAATGAGACCTTCTTGTGTTTTCTGATCGGGGCAACCATCTTAGGTTTTCAACTTTATTGTTAGTTTTATTTTCATCAATATGATCTATACACCAATCCTTACCCTTTGGTTTTTTATCCCCCCAACATTCTACCACAAGTTGATGTAATCTTTTACTTCTAACATTAACATAACCATCTCGTTTATCAAGTCTTCCAATAGGTTTCACATTTAGAATTTTACCACAAGCACTAACATAAATGTCAGGATAAGTTTTTGATTGTTTGTAAGTAATTCCGTCGAGTTCCATTAGAAGAGTTATAACTAATGTTATTTATGTCCAAACGACATTTTGTGTAGTTTGGTTATAATCTCAATCTCTATGGACTTTCACTTTATGAATAGAAAATGCCAGGTCTGGTATCGGGCGTGATTCCCCATGTCTTTCCATATAAAAAATTAGAATTTCTTCTTCCCCTTCTTCATTTACACGAATGCCGGATTCAGTTTGTTTTTGAATTTGTTTGTTTATTCCTTCCCAGCAATCATAGTCACCATTTTTGGTTGATTGTTTATCAAATACTGCTTGAATAGTTTCGGTCTGTTCTTGTGTTAATTTAAAAGTCATAGTTAAATCCAATCAGGTTTTTTCAATTCAGAGGTAGGGACAACTTCCCACCATTCGTTCCCATCAAAAATATACAACTTATGTGTATTTTTGTCAAGGAAATAGTCACCTTTTTCGTATTTCATACCCATTCTGGACGCCTTTGAGAAATAGTTGATTTATCCAATCCCAATTCCCAACCCATAGCACATTTGTTACAGGTTTCTCCAGTACACTCCCAACCACTATGACACTTTTCACATCCTTTACCTCCACATAAATTACAAACAGGATGACTATTATCCATCACTTAAATCCATTCTGGTTTACGTTCTGGCATACGAAGATAATTAGATGCAACCCAAGGTTTGGATGCAATATACATCTTGTAAGCAGTAAAAGTGTCAATGCTTGTGTCAAGTTTATACTCATCAGGCATTGCCCTCGTAAATTCTACCACATTTTTGTAGATGGAAATTTCTTTTCCACTTTTAGTGGCAAAGATATTCTCTGCAAC